CTACAACCCAGGCCTTGTGTTAAATCTTGTATAATCTTTCTAGTAAATTTTTATTACTTTCTTTAATGTCAAACCAAAACTTTTCTGATTCTTTATTATTTGTATCTTGTAACATTTTGATACATTCTTCCGCCTTTTCTATCTTTTCCATTAATGACAAGCGGATAGTAGCAAGTTCTATTCCTGACAATTCAACTTTCATATTAATACCTTTTGAATGTTACGTTGTACGAAGTGTCAAATCTTTCCTTTAGTGCTATAGCCTCTTTCAAATCCTTTTGCCAATATTTGATAACGTCTAACATTTCGTTGTTATTTATCTTCATATCTTCCAACTCTTTCACGCGAGTTTCTAATTCTTCGATTCTCAGAACGAGACCTTGTTGTAATTGGAAGATTTCAGAGTTGCAAAGCTTTTCCATTGGAGTTTCCATGTTATTGTCTTGTTTATTGCTTATCTTGCATGCATAGCATGAAGCAAACGGGGCGGAGCGTCAAGATGTTTTGAATAGTTTTTTTGAAGTTTTTTTGATTACCTAATGGCCTGGACATTGATTACCAAAAGAAAAGTGAAAAAACCCGTTGCAAACTCTTTCGCCCCATGCGACTCTTTCCACGTTGTTAATGCAAACAACGTAACACTAGAAAACATGATCGACATCGACACTATCAAAGCGGGACACATTGCAACGGTTCTCCTTCAGGGGGAGCATAAGATGAACAAGGGGGGGCGTTCTGGCATTCCTGTCAACCCTTTGACGGGGCGAGTCACAAGGGACCATCGAATCATCGCCAATGTCGCAGGAATTGGTTCTTACGGTCGCCGATTGGAAAAGGAAGGCCGGGAGCCTGTCGGAAAGCCAACGTGGTGGGAATGGGTTAAGGATGGCGTTGTTCGCCACAAGGTGACAGGTGAGCTTTACATTGCCGCATTGCCTAGCTCCGCGAAGTTAACGACCAGATACCTTGTCGATGGCCGCGAAGCCACGCCAAAGGAACTAGAAACGATTCGTTCCTATACTCCAGAAAAGGACAACCCCGAGTTTCTACTTTTCAAGATGGAAAACGTCGTCAACGTCGCAGATTGAGACACTAGAAAGTCAAGACCAGACCTCCCGAAAGGGAGGTTTTTTTTGTGGTCAAAAAACGCCACTTGGCATACATCTTGCTACTATAGCAAGCCCTATGCCAACCCCCCCATTTTCCAAAAAATTTTGGACTTGACTTCCTGGGGACAGGGGGGAGGGGATTAACTTCATTCTCCCCATCTTCAATAATCTCTTTTGTATATACTATATTCTCTCTGAATAAAATAATTCCTTTTATATCTATGTTTTTAATTAAATATATGTATATACCCCCCTATTTTTGAAAAAATAAAGAAAGTGGTATTTTCTATATTCTTTGATGGGTGAAAAATACGGGACGGTATTTTCTGAGAAACCGCCTATTACATATAGTAATTTTATATATATCTATTTATTCGTTATAATACTACAATAACATAAGATGAAACAAAAGAAAAAAGACGAGTCTCCAAAAGTATCTCAAAGAGAAAAAATCAAGGACTCTTTAAGTGTTAGAGCTTTAAAATGGACTGATAAACAAAAAGCATTTATAGATTTAGCTACAAATAAAGATACTCGCATTATATTTGTTAATGGCCCCGCTGGTACTTCAAAGAGCATTATTGCCACTTATGTTTCATTATTGTTACTAAATGAGAAAAAAGTCTCTGATATTATATATATTCGTTCTGCTGTAGAAAGTAGTGATAGTAAGATCGGATATTTGCCGGGAGATGCAAGTGAGAAGCTTCAGTTCTACAACCTACCGTTTCTAGAGAAGTTGGATGAACTACTACCTCGCGCCGAAGTTGACAAGTTGGAAAAAGAAGAGCGCATTTCAATGTATCCAATTAATTATTCTCGCGGTATGAGTTGGGCGGCAAAGTCTATTATCCTCGACGAATGTCAAAACAGCACAAAAAAAGAAATAGTCACAGTTCTTACTCGTCTAGGTGAATTTAGCCGCTGTTTCGTTCTCGCTGATCCTATGCAAACAGATTTGCCATCTAATAAAGCTGGCGGCTTTGAAGAATTATTTAATTTATTCTCTGATGAAGATAGTAAAGCTATGGGAATATATACATTCACATTTGATGAAGAAGACATTGTTCGATCAAAAATAGTGAAGTTTATCGTTAATAAACTAAAATCTTCGAAATAAATGTAATATAATATATCATGAAGATATACTGCCAAAAATGTGGGTCGCCACACGAATCAGCTAATAAGCCCAATTTCTGCTTTAATTGCGGAAATCCTTTTGGGACAAAATCTGCGGCGGCTTCTGTTGTCGCCCCAACAAAACCATCTCCAAAGACTACGCGACCACAATATCGCGCCCCAGTTGTAGAAGATGACATGGATGAAGATGATGATGGCGCACCAATTGACACAGATTTGGCATTTAGTGCTTCTAAGTTAGATGTAGAAATTGAAAAAGATTATGAGCGAAAAGTAAAAATTGAGAATGTAATTGGATCTTCAACAGGCGGCGAAGTATTTCAAAGAAGTAATGAAGGTGGCGGATATTCTATGGATGACTTCAGAAGAGAAGCAGGGTCGATTAAAAATCAATAATGAAAAAGAAAAAGTCATCACCTTCTTTCGAAGAGTCGATAAGTATAATCGACAACGAAATAAGTAAAAGAAGGAACAAATGGAATCTATCCAGTCTAACTTGGATAGATTTTGATGACGTTTCCCAGATCATTCGCATTCATATATACAAAAAGTGGCATCTTTATAATCCAAAAAAGCCATTGGCTCCTTGGGTAAATAGAATCATATCAAATCAGATAAAGAATTTAATCCGCAATAATTATCTGAATTTTATTAAACCTTGCGCCCAATGTCCAGAAGCTGAACCAGATGAAGGGTGCAAAAAGTTCGGAAAACAATGTTCAAATTGCCCATTATACAAAGAATGGGAGAAAAATAAGAAGCATGCATATAATTTAAATATGCCAGTCTCTTTTGAGTCTTTAGAAAATTGCGTCGATACAAGTTATCAAGATTCTATTGATATAGATAAGTTTAAATTAGATCTAGACGAGAAGATGAAGAAGTTTTTGAAGCCGTTAGAATGGAAACTATATGAAATGTTGTATATAAAGAAAATGACAGAAAAGCAAGCGGCTAAAAAGATGGGATATAAGAGTACAGAAGAAAATAGAAATCCTGGATATAAGCAGATAAAGAACATGCAAAAAGCTATTATCAAAAAGATAAAGATAAATATCCATAATGGCGGGATAGACGTTTATTAATATGTTAAATGAAGAACAACAGAACATTATCGTTAACGAATGGAATAATCGCCCTGATGATCCTCCTTCACTGATAGAGTTAATAAGATTAGCATACCCAAATCAGCCAGATTTAGATGGTCGTTGTAAAGAAGGTAAATATGTTCAAGCATTTCTAGCAAAAAGAAGTTTAAAAGCTAGAGGTACTCATGAATATAAATCAAAAAAAGCGCCCGATTTAAGCGACGAAAACAAACAGTTCATTTTAAATAATGCCAAAACAATGAAGGCGTTAGAAATAACGCGAATCATATTTGACAATCCTACATTGTCTAATTTGAACAATGAAACTAGAATTGTCGCCAAATTTATTTCTGAAAACATTCTTCCTGAAGAGATTTATAAAGAGCAAGAAGAAATAGCTCAAGAAGATTATGTTTCCCCTCGTTCTTTAGATAAAGCGATTAATAAAGTCAACAGATATGTATATGACTTGAATTTAAAACGCGAAACTCTCAATTCTAGACACAAGAAAGATCTAGAATGTCTATTAAAGTATATCAATACTTATAGATTCGTGCATCAAATTAATTCTTATGATAGTAATGTTGATAGAGATCTTTTTGAAAGCTCTTTCGTCCGTTATACATACGACAAGAATGATCTTACAGAAGAAGAAGTAGATCAATATATCATATTGTCTTCAGAAGTTGTTATTGCTTCTAGTATTCAGAGAAGAGTAGAAAAGTTGCAGAGATTATTGGAAGGAGCCGCAGATAATGACGCTAGAATTTCAATGGGTCTTGTTGAGTCTATAAATACAGCGCAGCAAGAATATAATCAATGCGTTAGTCGTCAGCAGAAACTTGTCAATGATTTAAAAACTAAACGCTCAGATCGTTTAGGAAGTCAAATTAAACAAAATGCTAGTATTGTTAATCTTATTCAAGCTTGGAAAGAAGAAGAATCAAGAATGAAGATGCTTAAACTCGCTGAAATGAGAAAGAGAACTTTGGACGAAGAAATTACGAAGCTAGAAGGCATGGATGAATTAAAATGCCGCATATTAGGTATTTCTAAACAGGAGATATTGAATGGTTAATTGTAAGTTCTGTAATAAAGATTTTGATAATGATAAAAGTTTACATGCTCATTTAAAATCTCATAAAATTTCAGTATCAGATTATTATCAGCATTATTATCCTCGTAAGGATTTGCTGACTGGTGAACTTATTGAATTTAAGAATAAAGATCAGTATTTCGAGTCTGATTTTAATTCAAAAATAAACTTTAAGAAATGGGCGAAGTCTTCTGATCCTAAAATAGTTGGAGATTACTGCAAAGGCTTGTTGCAAAAACGTCAAGAAAAGAAAAAGTCTATATATCCATTCTCTCAAGTAGAATTAAAGTCTTCTGGAATTCCTAGCATTAACTTTTTAGAAACTGTTATTGGCGATTATTATGATTACTGTGCCAATAACGGCTTTGAAAAGAAGTTTTTAAATCCAAAAGATCTGATTTTAATTGATTCTATAGTTGATGATTATTGTATATATGTAGATACAAGAGAGCAAAAGCCTTTGGAGTTTTCTAGATTAACTCAAGTAAAGAAATTAGACTTTGGAGATTATTGTTTCGAGAATTTAGAAGTTTCTGGAAATACATTTATCGAAAGAAAGTCGCTTAAAGATTTTATTGGAACTTTGGCCGCAGGATACGATAGATTTTGCCGGGAGATAGAAAGAGCCGCCGAGAATAATAGTTCTATTGTTGTGGTGGTTGAGAATGATTTGGCAACGTGTCTGAGATTTAATTATCTTCCATATATAGCTAGAAATACAAAAGTCAATCCTGATTTTATATTTCATAAAGTCAGAACATTAATGACTACATATAAGAACGTGCAGTTTTTATTTGTAGATGGTAGAGAAGAATGCGTAAGAGTAATAGAAAAGATATTTATCAATAAAGATATATCATTAAATTACGATCTTCAGCTATTATATGATATACAGAAGTTATGATTTACTG